TCCTGAATCCGATATCCCCCTCGACCAGTTCGGCGGAATCCAGTTCTATCACGTATACAACCGGGACCCCTGCTGCAACCGGGACAAGCCCCGCCGCCGCCGTTGTAGTCCATGTTTGTGCGCCGTGAACATCGCCATTTGCCAAAATCTGCGACGTTTCGTATCTGTAATACCGAAACATGATCTCCGTGGGTGTCGTGGGTGTCGTATCATCACAGGACTCAATTGTTACGACTCCCGCCGCAAGAGGGTTGACCCCGATGCTGTATATGATCGTCGCATGGTCATAATTCCCCATCTTAACGATTACAGGGGAGTCAGCCCCTGCCAGGGTGTCAATGTCAAGAGGATAGTACAAAGTCACAATGTGACCTTCTTCTACAGTAAAAGTTCCAGCCATTTCAAGCACCTCCTAAGTGTCGATCATAGAATGATCTGTTATAAAATGATCGGTTTTTGATTAGCCCCGAGCCTCTAATGTCACAAAATGGCTGAGGGTATCGGTCGCCGTTGTCGCACCGGCCGTAAATGGATTAATGGCCGATGCAAGCATAGGCTGTCCGTCAAATCTATACACAAACCGAAAAACTGACTCGTCATAAATAAATCTCACGTGGATAGAAATATCTTTCTGCATGCCGCCCTTGTCGATGCCGATATACTTTGAGAAGTCGGCCAAGATAATGTCACCCACATCGCCCAAAACCGGGCATTGCTCAATCGGAACAACGGGGCGTCCAAATAGGATACCGTATGGTGCAGCCGCTGCCCCACCGGCTGGTAGGTATACCGGGGCCCCACCAGTGCCAACGGAAAGGCTCATCTGAAACAACTGGGGCTCACAGTTCTGGTTGATCAACCAGATTGCGTTCGGGCGGGACGAAGCCATCATCCTTGACCACATTTTCATCACGTTTTCGTAAACGATTGTGTCCGCATTCTGGCCAGACTCCTTGGCAACCGGAACAACGCAACCGGAATTCAAAATCCCGAGAGGTTGACCCGCACCGCTGCCATTAATGATAGCATTCTGCAGCTTGAAATTTAGTTCATCGCGGCATCCTGTATCAATGGTCTGGGCCAGTGCCGCTGCATCATCCAGGAGCTCGTCTGTGGCATAAACCAGGCATACGACCTTGTGGAGGGACAGTTCGATTTGCCGGAACTTGGGTTTCGACTTTGTTTTCTCGTCGGCTTCGTCAACCCAATAGCTCAGTATACCTCCCCAACGGGATCCATCGGCCCTCGATGTTTCGTCCAGGCCGTTCATCTTCAGGCCGTTCTTGTTTCCGCTCAGTGTGAGTTTATTAATCCTGGGGAGGACCATGCCCATATCCCAGACATTGGTCATCAGTCCTTCTGCCATCTCCTTATAAACAAGGAAACCGCCGTCACTGGGCACGCTCTCCTGCAACCCGGACGCCGCCCTGGTTGACAACCTCGGGTCGACAGGTCCGCCCGGGGTTCCCGCACGCATGACCGCCTGGAAAAACTCGCCGGAAGATGCGAAGGAGTCCCGTTTGTCCTGCTCGGCTTTATCACGTGCCGTATCCACGGGGGTCTTATCAGGCGGGTCAGTCGGTTCATGCACCCGATCAAGGGTACGTTGGGTTATGGTTTCCAGTTTAACAAGCTTTTCCAGGTTGTCTATCTCATCAAGATAACCTTCCGCTGTCCGCCGTTCGTCCTCATTGGGGTCGCGGTTCTCGGCAATGAGGATGCTTCGCATGTCTCCCAATTTTTTTATCAGGATATTAATGTCCTCTTTCAACTGTGTAATTGTTCTCATTTTATTTCACCTCGTCGTATTTATTAAGTGTTTCGGTTATTCGCTCCAAAATTGCATGTCGCTCTTCCGGTGAGGTTGTGATCGTCGGATCGTCATCGGTGATATCCGGGTCAGCGGTCGTAGGACTTGACTCGGACCTCAAACTTTCTATATGCTCGGCAGCGTCCGTAAAACGGTTATCGCCGATATAGGTCAAATGCAATCCATCATGGATTATCTCTATTTTTTGCTCAGCATCCGGATCTTCTTTCGCGGCCTCCAGTGATCTCAGCGCGACTGATGTATCCTGATATGCCGGATATGTAACCGGCCCAACATCGTATATGATATCAATCTCTGTGATCGTCCTAGTGGGTTTGTCGGTGTCCAACCCGGCCCATTCGTCCTTTGCAATCGTAAAGCCGAACGACTGGCCTGTCAGCAGGCCCAGACGGACCTCTTCGGCCACCGCCCTAAATGTCGCGGTGTCTATTGGTGTAGCCTCATACCGTAGACCTTTTTCGTCTTCTTTCAACGCAAGATTGACACCCTGCCGGCCGAATATCAATGATGGATCATGGTTTTTCAATGCACGGATATCAGACCGCTTGAGGGCCTTGCGAGCCGCTCCAGGCGCGACTCTTTCTACAAATCCCATATCCTCCGAATCCTTATTGTAGACTATCGGATAGCCATAAATTGCACCAGGGGTGCCATCTTTTCTCAGTTGCACTTTCGCCGGTGAATTTATGGACCTGATTTCTTTTTTGTCTGTCATGATGCACCGTCCTTATTACATTGCGCTTGCATAACAATCGCATTTTTGATGCAGAGGCGGATGTTTCTTGAGCCCAAAAAACCTCATCGGGCCCGTCCCGCCTGCCGGATTCAATTCATCGCCGCCCTGGACAAAGGCTTCCCCGCTTGATATTCGTTTTCCATCTAGCTCCATGCAGTACGGACAGGTTTTAGACCCTCTAGCCCGCCATACCAACCGCATCCCGGCTCCAAATATCACCCATGAAAAGGCAGCGCTCGATGCCCTGACCGTTTCATCGGTCGTTATTTTCTCGGCCCTGGTTTCCTGCCACTCATCGGCGCGGATGTCCAGGTCGTCTAAGTCGTTCGTTTCCAGCAGCGCCAACATTTGGCCAAGAGAACCGCGTGTATGCCTGTCTGCGTATCCCTGGATGTATTCTTTTATTTCATTATCCAGGTTTTCCTCTTTTCCCCCGATCTCGCTGAATGATTCATCGGCCACCGCCTGCAGGTAGGATCTCAGGACCGGGCCCATTTTTCTATTGATGTATTCCGGAAACTTTTCATAAAACTCATTTAGAAAACTGGTCATAGATTCAGTGTCACGTTGCTGTCGGTTCCCGACCCGCTGCTTGATCGCCTTGGTTTCCCTGCTGACAATCGCCTGCGCCGCGTCACGGATCAGCGGGGCATATCGTCTGGATATCCGGTCCCGCATACGGATGGATCGTTCCTCGCGTTCCCTGTCGGATCTGGCAAAAAATGATCTTAGCCCGTCCTTCGTTTCTTCATCCGGATCCGACTCGGGTTCGTTTCCCGGTTCCATGGCATCCATCATGTCGGCTTGATCCAGTGGGACCATGTTCAACATGACAAATGATTGATCTCCGCCTTCAACCGGGTTCATGTTTTCCTTTGCGCGAATCTCGTTAGGTGTTATGCCTCCGACTTGGAATATTTTATTGTAATATTCGGATCTCGCCTGTGAGTCCCCCCGGAGGAGCCCCTGCACCAGGAACTCGACAAACAATCCGGCCTGCCGTTCTTGCTTGGTCAATAACTGCAATGAGATCTGACTTTCCCAACGCACCAACCAATGCATGAGACAAGAATCAACATACGATGCGTTTTCCTGTTCAAGATTGTTGTAATTGGAGTTCTGGCCATGTATCGCTATTTTATGCGGGGGGACGTGGTACATCCCGCAGATCTCTATTTTTTGGTGGTCACGGCTTTCCAGGAATTGGGCATCGTCCATTGGCATGGTGAATTGTTCAAATGTCTCGCCATTGGAAAATACTGCGATACCATGGGCGTTTTTCAGCCCACCGATGCTTTCCTGCAACGCCTTTTTGTATTCGGCCGCACTCTCCCCCAAGTCCACCTCGGGGGGGATCGTGACGGCGATACTTGGATGTGTTCCGTTTCCAAAAAACTGTTGGCCGAATCGCTCAATACATAATCCCATTCCGATGGCTTCACGGGCCAGGCCGATCATGCTCAAGCCCACTAATCCGTTCCAGCCGAATCCCGGAATATGAAATATCTCCCGTCTGGTTCGGGTTTTTTTCTCGCCATCAACGGTATATTCATAAACGATCTGACCGCCTGTGGATCTGCTAACCGTTACGTCGCCGGGGTTCGGTATGGGCCATAAAGCTCTTATCGCTCCGCTAACTCCCTCCCGTTCGATGAAGCTGTAATGGTTGCCCCATCCCAATAGATGCGCCTGAGCCGCCTCTCGCCAATTAAATGATGTCATCTCCAAATTGGGGGCGTTATGCAATAAATCATACAGGCGATGGTCCGTTATGAGATCCTTGCCACCATCCTGTCGCTTACGATAGAGATTAAGCGGCAATCTGGCTACATCCCCGGCGATCAGAGTCTGGCAGGCGAACACGGTAAGATACTTCAATGCGGTTTTTTCATCTACGCTGATGCCTGACACAGTCGGCCACTGAACACGGTTATACCAGTAATCGTTCCCGGGACCGGGGATCGTTTTTTCCCGCTTGACAAAGAAAGCCGCCGCTCTCGCTAAAATAACGGATAATGCATTCATGCTCGCCGCTGCTACCATTTATCGCCCAAAAAAAAGACCACCCTGCCGATTGAGCAAAGTGGTCCATAGATGTCTCGCTGAATATATTAATTTAACGCTCAAGTATCCGTCATTATTTTGCCGTATCAAGTATTGAGGGGCAGCCCTGACAGCCTGCCCCCGATAAAGGAGAAAGGAGAAAGATAAGTTAACGATAATATTATTTCAGATAAAAATAGCGAATGTCAAGCCATTTATATAACAGATATCATTGTTCCACGTGGAACATGGAGAATGGGTATATGAAAATACCCCCTTGTTTTTATCACTTTTTCCATTGTTTTGTTGATGTCTCCTTGACATCATGATATCTTGATGTTATATTATAGATAACACAATGAGACATCAACAACACAAAAAAGGAGAAATGATTATGAACACACTAAGAAAAAGATGGGAAAATGGAGAATGGGGAATCGGTCAGATAGGGATCTATATGACCGATGGAGAGAGAACACGGCAGTATGATACAGAGGCTGCGGAGTATTGCAGCCAAAATGATGGGGATTGTTGTACGTGCGCCCTGT